ATATGCTGGTGAAGGTAATGTAATGAGACAATTTGAATCAATGCTTGTTGAATTTGACCTAGTTGGGTGGACAGCTGTACAAGGCAATAGAAGTTCTATAGGTGCAAGCGTAGTAGAGGCAAACCAAATGGGTGGTTCAATCAAGAAAGGACAAATAGGTCACTTTATAGTATCAATAGCAAAAAACTTAGACCAAAAAGAAAACGGTACCGCAACAATGGCTATCCTTAAATCACGTTTTGGTAAGGATGGTGTTGTATTTGAAGATATTACTTTCGATAATGCCAAGATTCAAATTGATATGGGTCAAAGCAAGGGTGGTAGAACAAGAACAGAATTCAAACAAGACACAAAAGACTCTGAACAATTAAGAGTAAACGCAGTTTTAGAATCTATGAAAAACAGAAAAGAAGCACTTAATGGAGTGCAACCAAACAATTAAAATAAAAAAAATGTATTTAAAAGATAAAAATTTAAAAAAACGTTATTCCATTTTTCCAATCATAAATGATGATTTATGGCAAATGTATAAAAAAGCCGAGTCGCAAACTTGGGTAGCTGAAGAAATTGATTTAAGCAAAGATAAATTTGATGAGTTAAAAGATAATGAAAAAATTTATCTAAAAAACATATTGGCATTTTTTGCTATTTCTGATGGTTTGGTTATTGATAACCTAGCCACAAACTTCTTAAATGAGGTTGAATTGCTTGAGGCTCAATATTTTTATGGTCATCAGACCTTTATTGAACAAGTTCACGCCAATGGGTATTCTTTATTGATTGATACGTATATCAAAAATTTACATGAAAAGGATGAGCTATTCAATTCAATGGAAACAAACATAGCGGTTGCCAAAAAAGCTGAATGGGCTGAAAATTGGATTCAACATCCGTCATTTGCTCACAGATTACTGGCTTTTGCTTGTGTTGAGGGAATTGCTTTTTCAAGCGTATTCTCTGGTGTGTTCTGGTTTAGAAGCCGTAATAAGATGCCAGGTCTTGGAGCCATGAATGAACTTATTCTTAGAGATGAAACGTTTCATTATGAATTTGCTTTGAACTTGTATAATAACTATTTAAAAGACGATTACAAGTTATCCAAAGAAGAAATTAGAAAAGTTGTTTTAAATTGTTATGATGTGGAAAAAACCTTTGTTGAAGAAAGTACACCAGATGGATTGCAAGGAATCACCAAAGAAGACATGGTCAAATACGTTCAATATGTTACTGATATTGTACTTAATGATTTTGGTTGTGAAACTGAATTCAAAGTAACAAACCCATTGGAATATATGTCACGTATTGGTTTATCGTCAAAAAATAATTTTTTTGAAAAAAGAGAAGGTGAGTATACTAGAGTAGATATTCCAACATCGATTGATGGTATATTTGAAGAAGAATTTTAAAAATTATAAAAATGAGAATATTAAAAAGAGACAACAGTACACAGGCGTTCATGCCTAATAAGATTCTTAGTAGAATCAAAACCCAAGCCAATGGTTTAAAAGTTGATTCAGATGCGCTTTTTCAAGAGGTAATACCCTTGATTAGTGATAATATCACCACAACTGAAATTGATGAAATAATAGCCTTTAAAGCTGCTGATAAAATCATTCAACATCCAGATTATTCATTATTGGGTGGTCGGATTCTTTTAAGTCGTCAATCTAAATTGATAGGTAAAGAATTAAAAGACGTTGATTTAACTTATGATTTTTTTGCCGCTACTACATTTTTGCAAAAGTATTCGATGAGAGACAATAAAAAAGCTCCTATTGAATTACCTTCGTGTATGTATGAACGTGTTGTTAAACATTTACATGATGATGATGATGTACAAAGAAAAGAACTTCTTAAAGAATTAGAATCTAAAAAAGCAAATTTTGCAACTCCTATATACACCAATGCTGGTATTAACAAAAGAGGTGGTATGATTAGTTGCAACCTTACACATTTGGAAGAAGATTCGTTTGAGGGTATTGAAAATACTCTTACGAAGATTGCAGCTGCCTCAAAAGAAGGTTCTGGTATTGGGTTATTGATTGACCCACTGAGAAGCAAAGAAAGCGTTGTGGAGTCTTTTCAAGGCAATGCTGGTGGTGTTATTAGATTAGCAGATATGGTTCAATCTAAAATGCGTTTCTATAAACAAGGTTCACGTTCTGGAAGTTGTGCGTTATACCTATCAGTGTGGCACAAAGACATATTTGAATTCTTGGAACTTACCTTGCCTATTGGTGATGAACAAATGAGGAGTCGTGATTTATTTACTTCGGCAATCATAAATGATTTGTTTATGAGAAAACTTGAAGCTGGAGAAGATTGGTATTTATTCTGCCCTAACGACATCAAAAAAGCTGGTTTAAAACCCTTATATGACCTTTGTGGTGATGAATTTGATGCTGAGTATGAGAAAGCTGTTTCTTTGGGTATTGGTAAAAAGGTCAACCCTAAAGAAATATTTGACTCAATTGTTAAATCACAAGTTGAAAGTGGTCGTCCTTATGTAATGTTCAAAGACAATGCGAACAAGCGTAATATGCAAGACAACATCGGCCCAATCAAACAATCAAACTTGTGCATTGAAGTATTTCAAGCTTCAAAACCTAAATATACACCACAATGCACTTTGGGTTCGATAAACTTAGCTGAACATTATGGTTTGAAAAGTATTGACAAAAGTACAAGAGTTATGGTTAGAGGTTTAAATCAAGTCATTAACAAAAATAAATGGAGTGATGATTGGAGCAAGGATGCTGGTCTTGACCAAAGAGCTTTGGCTATAGGTGTTGCTGGTTTGGCTGACTTCTTTGCTAAGAAAAAGATTTCTTTTGAAAGTGAAGAAGCTAAAAAATGGAATCATGATATCTTCGAAACCATGTACAAAGCTGCTGTTGAAGAATCAATGAAAATTGCTGAAGAGAAAGGTGAAAATTATCCATCGTGGGAAGGTAGTCGTTATTCAAAAGGTGAAACATACATTGAAGGTTGGTCACCGAGACCAGCTGGAGAACCTATTCCGCTTTATAATAGCTTGTTCTTGGGTCTTATGCCTACAGCATCATCAGCTATTTTATTGGGTGTGTTTGAATCATTTGAACCAGTTACTTCTAATTTGTTTACAAGACGTGTAGGACAAGGTGAATTCTTGATTGTAAATAAATATTTGGTTAATGAATTGCTTGAAAATGAACTTTGGGATTCTGAGATGATTGATAAACTTATCAAAAATAAAGGAAGTATTCAAAATATCATTGAAATTCCAGAAGATATCAGATTTAGATACAAGGATGTTTGGGAAATATCTCAAAAAACCTTATTGGATTTGGCAATTATTAGAAACAAATATGTTGACCAATCTCAATCATTGAACGTTTATCATTCTGATGCCAAATATGGCAAGATAGCAAGTGCCTTGATGTATGCATGGAAGGGTGGGCTTAAAACAGGTGTTTATTACACCAGAACCAAGTCAAAACTGGGCACCAACACCAAACTAGCATCCAATCAAATAACACTGATACCCCAACCCCCAAAACCAAAGGATACTCAATTTGAGTGTTTTGGATGCACAGCTTAACATATACTAAAAATAAAAGGCCCTTTTGGGGCCTTTTTTATTTATATTTACTTATAAAAATAATGTCTTATTATATTTATGTAAAAAGATGGTATGGCAAACGGTAAATACATAAATATAAACTATCCCTTTCAGAATAGCGATAAGGGTTTTTTTCTGGATTTGAATTCAGATTTAAACGCAGCGATAAAAGCTGACCTAATGCATTTGATAATAACCAGAAAGGGTCAAAGACTTTATAATCCAGATTTTGGTACTGACTTATTGAAATATATTTTTGAACCAGAAGATGGGTTAACATTAAATAGTGTTAAGGATGAAGTAAACACATCTGTTAAAAAGTATTTACCAAATCTTAAAATAAATAATTTAACGGTCGAACAATCAACAGAAAGTGATTATGCTGCTGTTGTAAGAATAGATTACACAATAACAAATGATGTCTTTAACGCAACAGACTTTATAATAATCAACATTTAATATGGCAAATACAGGTATAAATTATACTTCACGAAACTTCGCTGATATCAGAATTGATTTGGTCAATATGGCCAAACAGTATTATCCAGATATTTTTAATGACTATAACGATGCATCAGTTGGTATGATGCTTCTTGAATTAAACGCTGCCGTTGGTGATATGCTATCATTTAACACAGATAGGTTATTTCAAGAAACCCAGATAGATTACGCACAAGAAAAAAAATCTATTCTATCAATGGCGAGAACATTTGGTCTTAAAGTTCCAGGAAAACGTCCAAGCGTTACAATTGTTGATTTTTCAGTTACAGTACCGCCATTTGGTGATACATTTGACATATCATATTGTCCTGTTATTGCTAGTGGTGCACAAGTTTCTGGTGGTGGTAAAATATTTGAAACCACAAACGATATTGATTTTTCAAATCCTTTTACAATTGGAGGTATTCCAAATAGATTAATTTTACCTAATTTTAATTCAAATGGTATATTAAATAATTATACCATCGTAAAAAGAGAAATGGTTGTCAATGGGTTTACCAAAATTTTTAATAGAGTGATTACGGCTTCTGATGTAAAACCTTTCTTGACCGTTATATTACCAGATGATAACGTTATATCTATTGATTCGATTATAGCATTACAAGGAACCAATTATACTACGGTTCCAACAAATAGTCAATTTTTAGACTCATCACTTAGATGGTATGAAATGGATGCGTTGGCTGAAAGTCAAATTTTTATTCAAGATAATACAATAGCCAGTGACAATCCTGGTGTAACAGCTGGAAAATGGATTACAACTACAAAAAAGTTTATATCTGAATATACAGATTTAGGGTTTACCAAGATAACCTTTGGTGGTGGAACTCAAGACACTTCTAGTCTTTGTGATTTTGACACAAATAAGGCTTTGGTAAATCAAATTGGTGATTTTATCAATAATATGTCGTTGGGTGAAACTTTAACACCCAATACAACTATATTTGTTAAATATAGAGTTGGTGGTGGTGCTGATACAAATTTAGGTACCAATGTCTTGACAAGTATTGGTTTAATTAATATGACAATTAACGGCCCAGTTCAAAATATTAACAATGCTATTAAAACATCTTTAAAGGTTAACAATGCATTTCCAGCTTTGGGTGGTAGAGATGAACCTAGTGTAGAAGAAATTAGAAACCTAGTTAAATATAATTTTGCATCTCAAAATAGAGCTGTAACAATAAAAGATTATCAAGCTAGAATTTCAATGATGCCAGGTAATTTTGGTGTTCCGTTTAGATGTGGTGTATTTGAAGAACAAAACAAAATAAAAATATACACTTTAGGTTTAGATGCAAATTCAACTCTTTCAAATAGTTCAACAAGCACAATGATGAACAACATAGCAACGTATTTAGCTGATTATAGAATGTTAAACGA